GAGGAATTGATGGCGGCGGCCGCTGCTGGACACCTCGGAAACGATCATAAGTGGATTTAATCACTTAATATAATTTCTGGAGAACATTTAAAATGGCAATCTCTTCAAGTGCATTCGGCACTCTTAACAAGGCTATCTCTGCCTACACTGATGAGATGTACACTCGCGCTAAAAAGCTCGTAGGTACAGAACTCGTAGGTTCAGAAGCTCAAATTAACCCTAACGGCGAAGACTTCATCGGTCAGGTTCGTTTTTACAAGCCACTCGGCAACTACGCTGTTGGCGCAACTGGCGGATCTTCAGAAGACGTAACTGGCTCTTCTAACGCAGTTGTAAACGTAGCTTCTCAGGACGAGGACTACGGAAAGACTACTAACATCAGCACAGAAGTACAGACTTACATTAAGACTGTCCGTACACACGGTGCTAATGAGTACATGGTACAGAGCGTAATCTCTGGCCAAGACGGTCTTTCTAAGATCGCTCGTGACTTCTCTGAGACTCGTGCTGAAGACGAAGATCAAGCGCTTCGTGCTTGCTTGACTGGTGTTCAGAACACAGAGCTTAAGACAGCTAACGATCTTGCCCCTACTAAGTACAGCGATGCTTGGGCTGGAAACGCGGTTGACGCAGATCCTTCTAAGGCATTCGGTTATGTTGCGGCGGCTTCTGACACTGTTGGTACTGGTTCTGATCTCGAGCCTCTCGTAGACTTGACTCAATCAGCTCCCGGTCGTCGTGTTGAGCACATTATCCGTGCAATGGGCGCATACAGCGACTACGCTCCTGATTTCGTATACATGGTTGTATCACCCGATACTTACCTCGACATCAAGGTTGCTAACCTTGTTGACGACGAGCGCGTAACTGACGGAAACATCTCTTTTGAGACTCTTCTCGGCGGTGTTATTCGTGTAATCGTTTCACGTAACTTCGGTGTTAGCCTAGGTAGCGTTACTTACGCCGCTCTTTCTGGCGTAACTGCAATCGAGCCAAAAGTATCTTACATGATGCTTCCTTCTTCACTCTTCATGTCTATGGTTAGCGTTCCTAACCCTGTAGCAGTTGATCGTAACGAAGGCGTTGGCATGGGTTCAGGACGTACTACAGCATGGTACCGTTGGGGCTACGTAATGCACCCACGCGGCTACAGCTTTGTTGGTACTCAAACTGCGTTTGCAACTAACGCGGCTTTGGCTGGTTCTGTTGCAACTCCCGCTTGGGATCGTAAGGCTGACATTCTTAACCTCGGCATTCTGCCTATTTTCCACGCTTAATTATTTGAAGGGTAACTGATATGGCGTTTACAAAAGGTATTAATACTTACGTAACTCTGAACGAAGCCGACAGTTACTTCGATAATCGCTTGGATGTTAACGCATGGTTAAATGCGGATAATCAAATGAAAGAGCAAGCTTTGGTCACTGCAACTTTGCAGATGGATGAGCTCCCTTGGGGAGGACAATCTAGAAAAATCGATCAAAACTTAGCCTTTCCTCGTGCTGGGGTCTTTAGGGATTCCAGTCGAGGATTACACGCTAATTTCTCTTCTTATACTTTTGTCACTACAGATGAGAACGAAAATGATCTTGAAAGAGACATTAGACTTCTACGTAGAGCAACTTACGAGTTAGCTTTACATTTACTAACTAACGAAGGTTTGTTAGATAAAACTGGTGACGTGCAAGATATTAAAGTGGGGTCTATCAGCTTAAGAAAGGTTTATTCGGCTTCGGTTCTTCCGAATACTATTAGAAAAATAGTAAATCCGATGCTTTCTGGCGGCGGATCTCGATCTTGGGAAGGTTATTAATTATGTCTCTTCGCGGAACAATTAATAACGCTGTTGATACTGCATTTAGAGCAGTTGGGGATATTGGAGAAACTGTTACTTTAAGAACATCAAACTCTACAGAATATGATTTTACTACAGGAAAAACAACTAGCAACGTTACAGAAACCTCTGTTACAGCTATTGTACTTTATGTAGACCAAGATCTAACTGCAGAAGTTGTTTTGTCACCTCGGAAAGAGGTTTTAGTAAAGGAAACAGATTTACCAGACCCAAAAGTTTATGATATTGTAATTATCAACAACCAAGAACACTCTATTATATCTTACAAAGTAGAACCGGGACTCGTAACCCTTATTGTTACGGAGGCATAAAGTATGTCAAAGTATGTTAATGTACTTTCTGATGTTGAAGGGCTTTTCGCTACTTCAGCATGGACCACTAATAACATTTCTGCCTTTCCGTCTAACTTAACGGTTCCTACTAATACATCTGAATTCGTTAAAATTGAGGTACTGCCTTTGAGCAGTAATAGCGACTATAAACGATTTGGATTAGAAGGAAAGATATTTATCCAAACTTATGTTCAAGCAAATAAAGGCGTAAAGCGCCTGATGGAAATTGCAGATTTACTAGATAATATTCTACAGAACAAAACCCTATCAAACGGTACTCAAACTCAATCGAGTTCGCTACAGACTATAGGGATTGATCGGGATAACCCAGAGTTATTTCGAGGAGATTATACTGTAGATTTCGTATTTTACAACTAATTTTATTGAGGTTAAAAAATGGCTCATATCACTTCTATCGGTGCGGCTAAGTTCACTACTCTGGACTACGTACCTAACACTGCGAATGATGCAAACAGCTCTGCTGGTGACTTGCACGCACTTTTCGTATCTAACAGCGCAACTATTCTTGCTACTGAAACTGCTACTGATGAAACAGTAGAAGCGGCTGTAGTACACGTTGGTGACGTTCGTGAATTCCCTTCACTGGGTACTCCCGCTAACATCGTAAACGTTCCTGTTTACGGTCAAGCTTCTAGCTCACAGGTTGCTGGCCAGTCTGATGCTCCTACTTTGGAGTTCACTCTGAACTACATCCCTGCTGATCATGCGGCTCTAGATGCACTGCGTAAGTCAAACGCTCGTTTGGCATTCCGCGTACGTATCTCTGATGCTGACATCTCTGTAGATGCTAACGGCACTATGCTTGCAGACAATGCAGACAAGTTCGCTGACTTCTACTTCTTCGGCACTATTGCTTCTTTCGAGATCTCTCCTTCTTTGAGCGATTCTCTACAGGCTACAATGGCTCTTACTATTGAAGGTGACTTCAATGGTCCATTCAGCCTAGAGGCGGATGTAAGCACTTCTACTTACGCATTGCCTGCGTAATTAGGGATAACGAGGGGGCTTTTGGCCCTCTCGATATTTTATATAGGATAATATATAATGGAAAATAAACCACCTTTTGATAAGTCTTTTGTATTACAAACAACATTACGAAACATGAAAAAAGATATTGATTTTAGTTCTCGTAAAACATTTGATCGCTATAAAGACTTTAATAACGATATAAGCGAAGATGACGTATCTAAGCGACAAGAAATTTTTGAAACTCTAGACGTGCTAAATAAGATGCACAAGCTTTTAGATGATTTTCAAGAAAATAACAAACATTTATTTAATAAGTAGATAAGGTATGAAAATGAAAGAATTTTTAGGAAAACAGTTTACAAAAAAAGTACCCTTTATGGGTGAAGAAGTTGAGATCAAAGTCCTTACTGTAGGTTCGGCTCGAGAAATTGAAGACCTAACCAAGAAGATGAATAAGCTTCCAGAAGAAAAAAGAGACAATCTTGAACTCCTTCGTAAAGTAATTCGCATGGCTGTTATTGGTGCAGAAGATCTCACTGATGACGAGCTAGATTCTTTTCCTGTATCGGAGCTAACTGACCTTTCTCAAGCAATCATGGGTGTAGGCAGTTCCGAAGAGGGAAACGCATAAGTTCAGCTGACCTTTTCTTATATGAGCTTGCTTTTCACTTGAAAATGCCTGTTTATGTAATATTAAATGAAATGCCAGCTGAAGAATTAAACAACTGGGCCTTATACCTAGACGCTCGCCCTATTGGGTGGAGAGAAGATAATCGAACTTCAATGCTTTTGGGTGCTCAAGGCGTAAAGAAATTAGGACCAGAAATATTTCCTACCTTAAAGCAAATTAAAGAGTGGGATGCAAAACGATCTGATGAGGACGCTATGAGACAAAGCTTCCGAAAGTCACCTTTTGCAGCACTACTAGAAAAAGCACATAGTAAAAAAGGGAAGAAATAAAATGTCTATTTCAGTTAAAGTTAGCGGTACTAAAGAAGCACAAAACGCTATTGATAAAGAAGTTATCGAAGCAATAAATACGCTTCAAAGAGCTTCCGCTTTCGCGGCTGTAAGTGACTTAATAAATAACACCCCTGTTGACACAGGACGAGCAAGAGGCTCGTGGTCATTAAATAAAACTAAAAATTTAGTAGACACCGAAAGTAACGGGACTTCATTACCAGTTACTTTAGGGCCAATACCAAAAGAGGTTGTAGAAACTCTCTACATAACTAACGGTACGCCTTATATTCAACAACTAAACGCAGGGTCTTCTCAACAAGCCCCTCCCCGTTTCATAGAAAAAACTTTATCAAACTATTTTTCTACTTCCGGTGGAACTTTTTTAACAGTTAAGTAAAATTAAAGCCCCTATGGCGTGTTCAATATTTGAACTCAAAGCCTAGGGGTTTTTTAACAGGAGAATTTAAATATGGCCTTAGAAATTGAAATTCGCAGTAATTCTAAGCAAGCAGAAGCCAGCCTTAAGAAAATTCTGAATGCAATTGACCAACTTCCTGAGAACGCCAAAAGAGCGGACAATCAACTAAAGAATGCTTTTTCTACTTCTTTTTCAGGATTGGAAAAAAATCTTAAGGTACAAAATCGAGAAATTTCAAAGTTTTCTAATAAAGTAGGAACTGATTTAACAAAGCTGAACTCCTCAGTAGACAAAACTTCAAAGGTAGTACAGCAAGCTAGTAAGAACATTACTAGTTTTATTCGAACCACAAGCATTGCACTAGGGGGATTACTAGCCGCTGGTGGAATTACAAGCATAAGCTCTCAATTTACGGAGCTTAGTAACCGTATTGCGCTTACTACTGGTAGAACTAGTGCGCTAGCTTCTCAACAGGCTAAATTGTTTGCTGTTTCAAGAAGGTCAAATGCACAACTAAGTACTACTATTAACCTGTACTCTAGTTTGGCGCTAAACACAAAAGCAAGTAATGAAGAAGCCTTAGCTCTTACCGAAACCTTAATCAAGGCTGGTAAAATTGGAGGGGGTTCTGCCGCTACAATTGATAACGCTATTATTCAGCTACAGCAAGGTTTAGCCTCTGGTGTGCTACGTGGTGAAGAATTAAACTCCGTGTTAGAAGGGTTACCTAGAGTAGCTCAAGCATTAGCACAAGAGTTAGGTAAAGACATTGGTCAGCTTAAGGGGCTTGCCGCGCAGGGGCGAATTACTGGAGAGGTAGTAAGAAACGCGCTTGTAAACTCCGCTGGTCAAATCAATAAAGAATTTGACACTTTAACTGTAAGCCTTTCAACCTCTTTAGGGAATGCAGGTAGAAACATCGGGATTGAGCTTAACCGTGTATTTACTACTATTTCAGGTAATGGACGAGTAGGAAGCTTTATTGAAA